ATGAAGATTCGTATGCCAAAATGTGATACCTGTAAAAATTTATATAATGACGGCAATTATAATAAATGTGCTGCATTCTCAGATGGTATTCCGGATGCTGTAGCTTGGGGCAGATACTGCGATCCTTGCAACGGTGATTTTCACTACATAGATCAGGACGGGAATCCATATGATAATTCTAAACCTTTCGTTCCAAGCAAAGACGGCATACTACACCGCTTTATCCATGAATCTGAATAAATAAGTTTCCTTACAAATAAAAATAGCCACCTTGCCTGATTATTTTAACCTTGCAAAGTGGCTTTAAATTTATATAGCTTTTCTTCCTTCCGCTTTTCCATGTGTGATGTAATGTATATAGTATGCTGGAAGGTTATCTTTATATTCTTTTCTCAGGTCAGGATAATTATTTTTGTATGTCAACACGTTGAACGTTGAAATAGCCTGTCTGCCTTCCTTCATTCCATAAGTAATAAAATGATTAAGAAGCTGATCTGCTGTAGTTATTTTTGCCCTTTTTAAGTCAGGATATTTGTTAGCATAAAATGTTGCATTGAATACCAGGCTATAATCTAAGCTGCCTGTTACCGGAACTTTTGAAACTGTCTGTTTTACAGGAGAATTAAAAAGCTTCTGCTCCTCTTTTCTCCTTCTGGTCAGCCCAGATAAAACCTTTCCCCCTGCTTTATTATAAGCAAGTAATTTTACTGCAATCTGAGGAAGTGTTCTGTTTGCACACAAAGACCTTAAGTTGCCTGCACCGCAATTATAAGCAAATGATACCAGCGCATCGAATTGATTCTGGTTTAGCTGTATGCCAAGAGCATTGACATAGCCTTCAAACTTACTCAAATCAGAGACAAGGAAAGAATCTGCCTGTGCCTGTGTAATTGTCATTCCTTGCTTAACATCAGCCCCATAATGCCCATATCCAATGGTCCAGTATCTTTCTGTTGATACCGGTTTATAAGCTTTTAACCTGCAACCTTCAAAAGACTTGATCAAATTGATCCCTGCTTGACTTGTTTTCATTTTGTCTCCTCACTTTCTACTTCCGGAATTCCTTTTAATGATGTAAGGATAGATAGAATCCCACTTAGAAGTGTTGCCGAGACTACTAACTTCCAATCAACACCCTCTAGTACAGTTGCAACACCGATCTGTGCAATTGCCACCTGCGCCATTGTACGGACCGCTCTTGTTCCGGCTGCTTTTAACCACTTCTTTGTATCTACTGATACTCTAAAAACCGAATTCTTAAACATGTTGTTTTCTCCTTTACTTTTTTTCTGCTTCTTCAAGATCCGTAATTCTATGATTAATAACCTTAATTTTTTCATCACATACATCTGCATATTTTTCCAGTTTATATGTACGCTCTATCACATTATTATGCTTGTCGACACGCTTTGTTAGTTCAGTTAACTGGTATTCCATAAGGACCCTCGTTTTGCTGGCTTGGAAATTATTGTTAATTAAACAAACAATCAAGGTTACTCCGCCTGATATGGCAGCAACTATAATTTCATTCACTCGCATTCCCCCTGATGACTATAATTGTAATAACTGTGCCTGTAATAAGTCCTTTTCTGCTGCTAATTCTGTCATACGTGCAATCTGTTCACTGTATTCATCAATAGTTGCCCTACCCGTTGCAATTTTAGTTCCTATATAGTCTAACTGTTCAAATTCCAAGTCGATTGCTGCAAGTTGCATATTAATATTTGCTATTTCTTGCTGTCTCGCTATTGCAGCAAGTTCTTCTGCTGTTGGTTCAATTACAACAGGTTCTTCAATTACAGGTTCGGAATAAACACTTCCATCATTTGAATAAATAATTCCATCAAGTTCTGCTTTATATACGGTTTTAAATTCATTACAGTTGCATACTTCTTGCGTTAGCTTTTCGTCAAGGTAGTAAATAAATCCTGAAATAACAGGAATAGGATCAAATACCTTAATAAGTGTGTCGTTGATTTTTTTTATTTTCACCTCGAATGAGGCATTATTAGAAAATTTTATAAATCCCATTTTGTTTCCTTTCTCTCATGAATGAGTAACGGGTTTCTAATTTTTATGATTGCCAACCTCAGACAATCAACATATGTGATCACCATCTAACTGACCGTACCAAGTCAGATCACTTCCATTTATTATGAATTAAACACTAATTTAAATGCAATCGAAGCAGATTTGACATGGAAGGCAATTACCACTGTGAGTGGCTCGACAGCGGTCACATTACCTAGCGAATATACTGAGTTAATTATACTATGCGGTACTACAGCGGGTGGAACATTTACTTTCCATGTACCTAAAATTGCATTAAGTTCAACTGCAAAAGATATTCGTGACGGATATGATAGTGGCGTTGGTACTACTTGCGCATGTAAAATTAGCGTTACCAACGCTTCTGCTAATTGTGTGTTTGTCTACGTTGATGGTATAGACAGAACATCAACTGTAACATTATCTGTTTTTTATAGATAAAGCACATAAAATTATTTAAAAGGAACAAAATACAAACTATTTATAGTTATACCAAAATATGCTACAGTTCCAATTTCACCCTTAGACACATGAACTCTACCAGCGAGTTCGTAAGAAGCACCGCCTGCTTGTGCGAATAAAATAGGAACGCCAGTCGAAGAATTTAACCTATAAGCATTTGCGGCGGCAGCGCTTGTAAATTTGTAACATAAAACACCGTTTGTTTGAAAAGTATATGTTTTCCCAACTGCATCAAGTGCTGTTTTTAAATCAATTTTATCGGCAAAGTCTAATTCATATAAATTTGCAGTAACCCCATTTAAATTAGTGCTTATTGCCCCTACCGCTTTTGCATCTGCCACATATACACCTGCCGTAGATAGTGCTTCCATATCATCTAATGACTGCATGATATTTGCTGTTGGTATCTTTGCCGCCACCTGTGTTCCTAATGAAATAATATTTGCTTCTGCAACATCAAGATCTGCCTGCGCTGTTGCTAACAATGAATGAGCATCTGCAATACCCTGGTCCATAATTCCAAGATTTGCAGCATTGATCGGTGTTGCTGTTGATGGATAATCTTTCCATACTACTTTTGTATAACTCATAATGATCTCCCTTCTTTACTTAGGATAATGTAACTCAAGTATCGCTGCTTCAAGTGCAGTAATTCTGATAGCCAGTAATCTTCCCTGATTGGCTGACAATGCTTCTGTTGTCGATGTAGATGTGACCGTATTATTTACAGTTACACCTGCTATGTTATCTATTTTTACCTTATCGGTTGGTGACAATAGTCCAGCTGTTGACTGTGTTGCAAGCGCATATGTAGTGTCTTGTGTTGGTGGAGTATATCCCAATGCTCCTGTTATATTAGCAGCTGTCAGCTCTCCCCTTATAGTTTCAGAATTCTTATCTTCAACATTGCTAAGACCAATATTGGCAGGAGTTATTTCAACTAAACCTACTCGATATGTTGCTTCTGATATCCCTTTAATACCAGTTACAGGGACTATAGTTTCTAATTCCGCAATATAAGCATTCTTTGCCATTTCCATCTCAGCAATATCTGTAATCTTTGCTAAATCTAGTGATGACTCTGCTCCTATAACTAATTCTGCAAACTCTGATACAGCTCCATTGTGGATAGATTCGATATCACTATGCATACTTACAACTTCTCCATGAAGAGTAATTGTTGTATTCGATGCCAGGATAGCTGATGTTGATGCCGCATGTGCGCTATTAGCATTTTCTGATGCCTCATTTGCTGCTAAAACACACTGGTTAACTGATGCAGTTGCTGTTGCCTCAGCTTGCTTTGCATTCGTGAGACATGTAACAAGACCATTGTATTCATTAAATGATTCAACTGCGGCATCATCATAAATCTGCTCATATACATGAATTACAAATTGTGGTGAAGTTATAACGGAACCATCTTTTCCTGTTATTACAAATTCTGCCCTGACATCTCCTTTAATATTTACTGTTTGTGTTGTAACAGAATATTTTATTTCATTACCACTTATTACACAGTCGTTGTATACAAGATTTCCATCCGGTTTCAGGCATTTAATGATTACCATTTCTACATCATTCAGATCATATACAATGCCATCTTTAATTAATGTTACATATAAGGACCTTGTGAGCGTGTCGGCAACTCTCACTGATACAGACACTCTTTCTTCGTATTTATCGAGATTCAGACTAAATCTAAAAATGACATCTCTATTCAATTTCACTCACACCCCCTTTTCCAAATAATTGTAACAAAATAGGGGAGAGTAATTCCCCCCTATTCCATGTCATATATTTAACTGTTATTCCATTTTGTAAAATTATCCTGTGAATACAACCTTTTTCCGTCAATGTAGATGTTCATTAGCATTTCTTTAATTTCAAGTCTTTCCATAGATGAACCAGTTATATACAGCTCTTTGTATTTACCAGTTAATCCACTTTTTATACTTGACTTTGCATCAGTCTTTTCAACACCATTTTTTAATTTCACATTGTAGATGTCATTAATAATCTTCTGAGCTTCTTTAGTATTTCCAGCATCCAAAGAGTAATAAATATCTTTCATTTCATATTCACTTACTGCATCTGTTAATGAACCATCTGCTTCTGATACTTTCTTTTCATCAGTATTTGCGGATTTTGAAATGTCATTTATTTTTTTATTGATAGCTGCTTTTACTATGTCTTTATTAAACCCATCCGCTACAATTTGATTCATGATTTTTAAGTAGTTGTCAGTTTTACCTTTCACCCTAGCATCTGCCGCATCTGCTATACGAGGATCATTTTCAACAAGCTGATTTTTAATACCATTACTAATAGTTTCTTCTTTGACACCGCTTTCAATAACTGCAGCGTAAAGCTTATTGTAAGCTTCTAAATTTCCATCTTTTATGGCATCAAACATTTTTTCATACTTGTCACGTTCTTCACCACCAAGCTGATTTCCAGTTATAGAATTATAAACAGCTTCTGCATCACGAATAAAATTATAGGCAGGAATACCCGTTAGTTGTGATGCTCCTTTTGCTACTGATTTAATTATTCCATATGGTGTCTTTTCATACGTTGGATCTGATACCATTTTTAATAGCTGTGAAAGACCTGTAAAAAGGTTTTTAAATCCGTCTATATCCATTCTGCCACTACTAAAATAACTTTTATTCATAACAGCATCTGCTGCTGAAATTAAATCTTTTAATAATGGTATCATGTTCATAGGGTTTATATTTCCGATCACATTGCCTTTTAATGCATCAAGATATTTTTCGATAAACTTCTCATTTTCGTCATCATCTCTTAATGCATCCAAAATCGAAGCTGCTGCCGCTGTAATTGTTGCGGTTAAAACATACACCGTTGTCTTTCTTGTTAGATCAGCATATGATGCTGCACTTTTGGTTTCAATCGCATCCACAAACGCACCGTGCAACATATTATAGCTTTTTATCGGTTCTGACATAAAAGTAGTTTCAAGTTGTGCCAATGAAGATTTTGACCTCATAATTTGTGATTTATGAAGGACTGTATCAACCACCTGGGTGCGATCAATAACCTCATCAAACCGTGCTGTAACAAGCTTTAAAAATTCATCACTCTTTTTATCAATATCAGGATTTTTGTCAGCTATTTCTAATTCACATGCATTCCATAATGTACCAAATGTAAGATTATCTGCTTGCTGTGCAAGTGACATAGAAGCATCCTTTATTTTGTCATGAAAACTTTCCTGTCCGGTAATAACATCCTTCATTGATTTTCCAATCATGGTTTCATAATATCCCCATGATTTCCAGAGTGCTATTGCGCTGTTTTCTTTTGCTTTTTTTACATTTGCAAGCTTAAACATTGCCCCTGTAATATATTTGGGATTCATAACAGCTAATGCTCTTGCATATGATGTGGGCTGCTGAATTGCTACTCGTAAATTAGCACCTACCGCTGCTGCTTTATAATTTGATAACAGCCTTTTACCTATTTCTCCACCGTCTTTGCGTTCTATTTCACCATTAATATCCCGGATCAAATTAATAAAATAATCTTTTGCCTTACTTCCATAAGCACGGTCTATTTCTCCTTTTACAGTGATCTTATTTTTTTCTCTTGTTCCATCATCAATAAATTCATCCGTTTTATAATTGTACCATTTCATGGAATCTATGACTGGTATTGCAAATGCATTGTAGGTTGCCATATTAGTTACATGTTCAGTAAAGATATCAAATATATCCCCTACCGTGATTGCATTGTTGGCACCTGTCTGTGTTGATTTAGTAAACCCAAGATTTACCAGCGCATAAATTGCCGCCTGCGTTGCATTATTATCATTTGTAGGTATGATATTATCATCTGACTTGATTGGGAAATAATTATCCTCTGTATATTTTTTGTATCCCCACATTTTCATCGATACTTCATTACCCCACTCTGAACAATTGCTTGCCATAAATGACTGCATCTTTTCCGCAACTTCTTTTTGTTCATTTGTGAGCTTTGAGAAGATTAAGCTAAGTGCCGCATCATCTGGATGAACTGCTTTAGACTGGCGATATTTTACGGTTTTTGTATCAATATCCCCTGCCTTTATACCACCTATTTTTATATGCGCTACTGCCTGCTTTCTACTTGATAACATATAAAGGGACATGATCTGACCAGTGGTCATTCTAAGATCCTTTCCTTTTATTGTAAAATCAAATACTTTTGCATTGTTTCCGGTCCAGTCTTTTATATTTAAACCTTGGATTGTTTCAGCCATAAAGTCCTGTGCTTCTTTTATCTTCCAGGTTCTTTGATTAAAACCTTCTCGTAATTCCTCATAAATACTTTCTGCTGCATCTCCGATCTGATGAAAATATGAAAACGAATCTAGCATATGCACATTTAACAAATTACTGATTGCTTCAATTCCTGCATTTTTCTTCTGTTTGGTTTTCTTTTCTTCAAGCTCTGCAATCGTATTTTCTCCGACCTGCGCCACTTCTTCATACCGCTTATTGTTATACATTTTATTGACAGAAGTTATGGTATTTTTCAACACTGACATAAGGTAATCTAACTCTTTTAGTTGTTCACCAGTCAGATCAGAAACCTTTTTTATGTTTTTATTGCCATTCATAAATTCTATAAAGGCTGGCATAAAGTCTGGATCAAATGTCAAAGCAAAATTATTGTATTCTCCATCTTCTTTTCTTTGTATTTCGTCCAGTTTAGAATACAATGCCTGCATTTTATCATTCCAACCCTGTGTTGACTTGCTATCTGGTTGTGCTTTGCTCGATATGAAATCAATGCTTGTAAGGAATTCAAGAGTGGTCTGCTTTAATGGTTCTGGCACATGGTGTTTATCAGTTGGTTTTTCAATCCATTTTATAATTTCCCTGCCATTGTCAATAATTCTATTCTTATATTTACGATCTTGTGCCTTGCGCTTACTTTTTTCTCTCAGAACCAATTTGCTTTCTCGGTACTGTGCCTGAAGTGTAAGGATCCTTTTGTTCTTTTCCTCACGAAGTGATTTTATTCTTTGTTCTTTGACTGCTATTTCCTTATTGATAGCCTCAATCTTTTTAGCCTTTTCAGCTTCCTTTAATAATCGGATCTGTTCTTTTCTTTTGTTCACTTCATTTTCAACAGCAGAATTTCTTTTATCCCTATTCAGTGCATCTCCAATTTTTCTTTGTTCTTTCAGATTTGCGATTTCCCCTTCAAGTTTTGATATTTTAAGTTCAGCTTTCTTCTGCTCAGCATCTTTAATTTCTTGAATCCTTTTTTCAAACCTTGCAATGCTGTCTTTCCGCACCTGGATAATTTGCTGTGCCATCTGCTGCTTTGCTTTGTTAATTTCAGTGCTACTCTGTGCTGAAAAATACTCTTTGTAAATATTTAATGCCATATCATAAGCAAGCATTGTATTATCCATACCATAACTATTGGTCATACTGGGTTTAAGTGCATGTAACGCTTCAGCAAGTGCTATCGGTTGATTTCCGACTGGCTCATCTACATCTAACATCCCTGCTGATTTTTCAGTAATTTCATTCCAAATATTGTCAAGCCAGGTACCGTTTTCTGAGAGTTTAAGTTCTCCTTTTACACTCTTCTTAAAATTAGTGTAACTATCGAAAAGACTTTCAACCTCTGATCTTTGTTCTTTATTAAGTCTGATGTTATATGTGTTTATACTATTCTTGAAATCAGTGTACTGCCTCATCATTGATTCATCATATTGACCGCTTCTTTCAATGGCCGGAGTTGCAATTTCTGACATGAGCCGGATCATGTCTTTATAGTCAACCCTATCTGCGGTCTGCATATAAGCAAATACTTTAATCATATTTTCTTCAAAATCTGCTTTTTTGTATTCGCTCTTATAGTCATTAAGAATCTTTCTGGCAATGCTGCGTACTCTTTTTTCATCAACATTTGTATGTTTTAACGCTTTCATACCCTCTTCCAAAATGCTTTCGGACTCGTTGATTATTTTTGTTACATCAGGTGCAGCACTTGTATCAAAAAATTCATCAGTAAACAGGAAATCCTCATCTTTTAATGAATGGCGAATGTCTGATTTATTGACATTTATAGTAGGTTGATCTATAATATTATCAGAAGGATTCCCTTGGTTAAAGCTTCGGCTGCTTGGGAGTCCTTTTTTTGATTCAAATAAATTAACCGAATAAACATATTGATCTTCTCCTTTATCATATACATTTATTAATACGTTAAAATAATCTTCATCTGCCTTTATTGTTTTTTCAAAGTAATACCATGATTTTGTGCCTTCATGAATTCCATTAAGTGTTGTCTTGCCTTTTTCTTCTCTGCTTCCAGTAATTTCGGCATTTTCAATTAATTCAAAGTAGTTTCCATCTGCGCCAATATTAATTTTTGCATTATATCCTCTTCTACTTGATTTATTATCTCCAAATATACTCTTTCTAATATCTGCTTCATTCATTTTAGCGTAGAATACTTTTCCATCTTTTATGAACTTTGCAGTCCTTCCCACATATTCATTAACGATTGAATTCAAAAGAGCTGCTTTGCGTTCTTTCCATGTAAGAGATTTGGTATCATTACTCGTTTCGTATATTTCAATACCGTCCTGATCTACACCTTTTAATGAATACCTGATATCCATATTAGTAGTAGGATTTTCATTCTCTACATCTTTTATCTGGTTGCTAAACCATGCAACAAAATGCTTTTTACCGTCTTCAAACTCATGAATTACCCCATCATACCCAAGAACTTCATTCACTGCCTTTCTAAATGCGGTTGCTTTACCTCTAAAGAAATCGTTTTCAAGAGAAATAAGACTTGCACCAGTGTATGATGAAGCCGCATCCTTAATCATCCATTCTTCTACTTTTTCATTTGCCCATACATCGTGAAATGAACCAATTGCGCTGTCTTCATAATTGTAGATATCAGGTGCCATTTTCATGATCCTATATGCCTGTGATTTACTTATATTGATATCAGCATCATTTAGGCTCATTCCGTCAACAATAAGCGGCTTCTTAATATTAAGATATGCCTCTATTATTCTTGGACTGTCCGTTCCACCAATTTTCTCTTTTCCACGTTGAAACGCTGACTGGTAATTATTTGCTTCCTCTTCATCTGTTGTGAAATAGAATCCAGACCCAAACTGATCATTTCCGAGACCGGTCTTATTTGAATCAAATACATAAAATGTGTTACCGGTTCCATGATAAACATTAAGAAGATTTCCTTCATCATCTACTACTTTGGAATCTTTGAAGAATTCTGCCTGCGCATCTGTTAACATTTTCCCCTTGCTGTCTTTTTTTGAGAATTTATTTTCACTATTTTCTTTTACTTCATTTATATTCTCATTTACAGCTGAAAGCCACAGTTCTCTTGCTTTGCTCAGCACTTCCTCGTTTTCAGCAAGTGCCTGCGCCTCTTTGCTCTTCGGTTCATAATTTTTATAAAGAGATTTAATTTTGCTTATCATATTATTGATTGCATCAAGAATCTTCTCTGCAACTGATCTATCTTTTTTTACAAGTGATTTTATCGCTTCAGCATCTGTGAGAAATGTTTCAGTAGCATTTGCTACAATTTCATCATTAATATATTCCTCTGAATCATTTGCATACAAATCAGAAAGTCTTTTGGTTATACTATTATAAGTATCCAAATGGCTTTCTTTCATATAGTTGATTACATGATCTGAATATGTTTTATATGCTTCAGGTGCTGAATTTTTAAGTGAGTGTGTCATTTCATGAGAAAATACAACAAGTGCCGGATCCAATGATTTTTTTGAAATAATAATCTTTCCATCCTGGTACACACCGTTTGCACCATTACCAGCTTCATCATGAATTGAGTCTGAAAACTCTACCTGTACTCCAAAGGCTTTTGCAATATTGTTAACAAGAGATATCTGCTTGTCTGATACTGCCTTTGCGCTGACTGCAGATGCTTCATTAACACCAATATCATAAATCGATTTCATGGTATCAGCTGACATATACTGAAGATATGCATTGTTGTCTTTTATCACATTAATAGGGTTCTGCTCATTATATCCAGCACGTTTTAATGTGTTGAACAGTCTCGTATATGTTTCAATCGGCATACCTTCTGGATAACTATTAATATATGTATTAGCTTCTTCAGTCGTATTTGCCACTGATGCCATTCGATAAACTGCTTTTTCTGTAAGGTTGCTAAATTGTATTTCTGAAAGGTTGACCTTAGTACCGTTTTTAAGCTTAACAATCGCATCATTGTCGGATAGTGCTTCAATGCCTGCCAGATTGCTGATAGTAGCCTGCTGAGGCTGCATTAAAGGACTATTCTCACTCGTTTTATTACTTTCCTTCACAGTAGATATATTCTGTGTTTGATTAGTCTCTTGTGCTGTTTTATAATAATTTTTTACTATATTCCTTTGTTCTGCCTTTGTTCCTTCCAGTTTGATACCTGATTCAGCTTCAAACTTCTCAATACTTTCTTTGCTTGAAAGAATGCTATTGATTTTGGATGAACTAGTTGGTTCTGTTGTTGTTACTCCTGCCATTTCATTAGCAAGTTGTCTTAAAATGTCATTCTCTGGCCGAGCCTGTTCCGTAGATGATTGCGTAACACTTTCTTGATCTAAAGGTTTCTCTTCTGATGTAACACCTGAATTTTCAGTGTTATGCTTTGCAAGCTGGTCAACTCCTGTTTTAAGCTTTCCAAGATCGATTACATTGTTAGTCTTTTCATATTTTGAGAGGATGTTCTTGATCTCTTCATCATTCAGTGATTTTGCAAGTTCCATAACAGAGTCTACTTCATCATTTCTTACAACAGACTGACCTACTTTTTTCATTTTAGAGTCTTCAATACCGGTACTGACAGTTCCAGTACTTTCAAGTACACCTGCTGAAAGCGCACCTAATACACCTGCATACAGAGCATCCTCTGTAAACAGTTTAAAATCATTATTTTCATCTAATGTAACATTGGCAATAACAGGTTCAATAATTTCCTGTACATACTCTTCCGACCCTTCTGAGAGCATATTAGTGCCTGCATCAACTGCTACTCTGGCCATTACATTATCGATCTTGTTGATTGCCTGCTGTGCAACTCCTTTTGTTACCTTGCCACCAAGTGCACCGACACCACCGATAATATACTGTAAACTTCCCTCTGATGCTCCTATTAGAACTCCGTATTTCTTTGCCTGGTCTTCCGTGTATCCTTCATTGATTTTTTGTGCATAGGCATTACCACCGGCTGAAGAACCCATAGAAGCAGCACCTACTAATGCTGCACCTGCCCCACCCGTTGCAGCACCAACGATACTGGATAATAATATGGATGGTGCCATATAAGCTGTAGTACCTATTAGATCATATGCTATTTGTCCTGCGCTATTACCCATAAATTCAGGACCAAAATCTGCTAATTTATTTCTCACAAGTTGACTAGCATATTTCTCCTCTGATAGTTCGGTATCTCCAGAAAAAGTTGTTTCCGTATCTTGCATTGCAATTTTTGCTTGTACTCTTGCATATGCAAGCTGTTTTAATCTTGTATCTGCTTCATCTGCGATATTTTCTGCTTGTCTTTGGTTTAACGTGTTCTGTAATGTATCTAGGAATTTTTGTGCACTATCATTTCCTTCTGTAGCATGTATATAGTTATATACTGATTTTTCATCATCAGTTAAATAATCATAACTTTTATCAGCAAATGTATTTTCATTTGAGTACGGTCCGACACTGATATCATTTCTGATTTTTTCTTCTACACCGTTATAACTATTTTTTTCTTTATTGCTAGCATTAATATACTCATAAGCATTTCCATATATATTCTGTCCGCTGTCAATATAGCGTGAATTTTGACCAAAATCACTCTTGTTCTTAACACTATTGTATTTATCAATAGCCTGTACTCTTTTTGCTTTAGTATTGGAAACAGATAAATTATTCTTTTCATCTTTCAGTGCATCAATCTTGACCTGGTTCTCTTTTCTTTCAAGTGGAAAATGATCCATGTCACGATAAAGATATTTTAATTCAGAGTCAATTTCACTTATGCGATTGTCGTTTTTAGTTGTATCAACAGACAGATATTCTTTGTCTTCTGGCTCAAGACGGTTCTGATCAAAGTAACTGTCAGGTTCTTTCCTATTAGTCATTGGCTTTGAATTCATCGTACGGTTACTGCTCAATACTTTTTCAATCGCAAGATCCATAGCAGTTTTTTCAGTACTACTATTGTCTGATACTTCTATTTTTCTTACAGGACTTCCTGTAGTTTTTCTTGCATTTCGTTCTTCCATATATCTGCTAAAGGAATTGCTGCTGCTTTTTTCTTCAGAATCAGAAACAGCGGTGCCACTATTCGCACCGCTTTCTTCCATCTGCTGTCTTTTTTTACGTTCTTCGAGGTATCTATTGAATGAACCTGACATGTTTATCCCCCCTATTTGTTGTTAAATACACCTTTTTTGCTATTTTGATACATCAATGCCAAGTAATCTTTGTAACTATTGATGTTATCTACACTTGCTGCACCATTTAGTTTTAATACACTGAACTGTGCATTGGTAAGAATGTTTTCAGACAGTCCTTTCTCAATAGCTTCATTGTATGTTGTCGGTGCGGATGAAGATTTACTTTCTTCCTTTGCTTGCTTTGCCGCATCTGTTGCCAATGCTTCAATATCAATTCCAAGCTGTGTTTCAGCATAGTTATATAAGTAATCAGCATCATAACCGCTATCAATTAATGTGCTGAGATATGATTCCAGTTCCGTATAACTTGAATTTGCTTTAGCTTTGAGAGTTGAGGATTGCGTAGATGTTAATTTGTCAGTACCATTTGATGACTTGCTTGATCCACTGCTAGCGGCTTTTGCTTTCTGAAGAGCAAGTGATGCTGCATCCTGTTCTTTCTGGTAATTAAATTGCTGCTGCCATTGACTATCAGATACGGAATCTCTTGACTGGTTATATGCAAGGTTAGATGCATCCTGTGCTTTCTGTAATGCGAGTTGTTCTGCATACTGTGAATCAGAAACCGAATCCCTGGACTGTTGATAATCAAAATTTCTGTCCGTGTAAAAATCAGATACATTATCTCTGTACTGTCCATAATCCTGATTGTAATATGTATCATATTTGTTTAAGTAATAGCTCCTGTCAGACTGATAATCCCCAACAGTATCACGGTACTGGCCATACTCCCTGTCTTCCTGTGTTCCAACAGCTGACAGCTGGTTGTACTGATCCTGAGTGTCCATCTGGTATTTGCTTAGAGCTGTATTATAAAGTTCTGGAATGACATCATTTAAGTTCTGTAATGACTGCTGGTATGCCTGTGATCCTGCGGTCACACCATATGAATTACCGTATCCACCTGTTAGTGATGCTGCCTGTGACACAGTATCTGCCATTGCCTGTTTGCCCTGTTGTGTATATTTATCTTTATATTGCTGATAAATAGGATCAGCATTGAAATCATAAGAGAACTTCTCTTTGTTTAGGATATTATCAAGCAGCGAATTGATTGTGTCATTATAGTTGCTCTGATATGCTGCTGGCTTACTGGATTCTGCATTTGCTAATGCCTGTTTAGCAGCAAGTACATCTGCGCTTGCTGTATATGTTGGTTTACTTGCCATTTATTCATCCCCCCAATGCTTTTACTCTTGCTTCAAGATTTTTAATTGATTTATTGATACTGATAAGTGACTGGTTAATCTGCATGATAGCTGTTAATGTTGCTATGTTAGGTATATTGTTTTCATCCATATTATTTAACGTATATTCAAGCTGTGATGTGAGTGAATTAAGATACGTTCTCATATCAGCAATCTGTGCTTCTATTGATTTATTCATTCCATTTGGTGGCCTGTCTGCTTTATATGTTGGCATTATAATTCACTCCCTTCTTCTGTTACTTTTGCAAAACTATATAATTTACACTGTCCTACACCTGAAAACTTTATTTTTATAAAATCACATCGTCTTATGATAATAGGAATTGTGTATGATTTTTTTACTGGAGCTACAAGTTCTATTACCTGTTCCCACACTCCAGATCCGTCATACATTATTTCAATCTTGAAGCTGGATTGTTCTTCAATAAAAAGCCTGATCTGTAATTTACTGATGTATTTATTGTCAGGGGAACTAATTCCTATTTCGCCTGATTCAGCAAACCAGTCGAGGTACACTCTTGTACCTATATACAGCTCTGGTTGTGGAAATAATGCATCATCCGGGTAAGTAAACGACATGTAGCTTTCAAGTGAACCTTCATTTATTTTATTTGGAAATAGATGTACATTAGGAAAACTGTATTGATCCTGAGGCATTAACGGAAATAACTTCCTGTAAATCTTTTCATTATTAACAACCATAAGATTGTTATCAATATCTATGTAATATAGTCCACCATTACAATAGGTAAACCATCTTGCCTGCGTATTATCTTCATGCATCCACATATGTTTTACTGTATCGTATACAAATAGATGATACATATAATCCATGTCACGCATTGAAACATAGTATTTGTTATGAAGTCCACCAGCAACAGCCAGTGCATAATCTTCTAAACCAAAATCCGATGATATTTCAGCAGGAAGACTGCCATCATATGCGCAAACACCATTTCTGCCTTTATAGAACAGTATTTCATTCACGACTACCATGCTTTTATGACTTCCTTCTTCAACACCCCTGCATGACAGACTTGAAATCTGGTAATTGCTTGGCATGGTTCCATATACTCTGTGCATTACATTTTCTTTAAAGAATAGTATGTATCCTGCATGTGCTATTGCCCCTGTAAACTTACCTGGACTACCTATTGTTGCGGCATAACTATCTGAACTGATTCCCATATAACACTTCCAGTTAAGAGGATCACCCTGTTTACATGCATATATTTCATGTTTGCTTGAGCTACAACCCCAGATCCTGTTTTCGTGTTCACATACAAAGTCCATATCGGGTACAGTTCTCGATAATAGCATTGGATGAAGTGAAATATCCTGTGTAAATGCAGCATCAATCAATGCAGCTACAACAATATAATCATCTCCTTTTGCATAAATGATCATATCCGTATTAAATTGTGTGTCCTGACTGCCAGTAATAGTAACTGCATCATACTCATTAAAAGATTTACCTATTCCTGTACTTGTCAACTTGACATATGTAGTTGCAACCGATACCCATTCTGATGCATTGCTGTCATATTGTTTTAATACATTTGGTGTCGTTGAAGTATCCAACCATAATGTGTATGTAGTAGTTGAAGGCTCTGTGTCTCCCACATATACATTTTCATAATTTATTCCATCTACCTTACACAATGTATAAGAAACATTTGCTGTAGGTTCAAACTCGACTTCCATTTGAATTACAGTGTCAGTGTAAGTGTTATATGCGATCTTATCCGGGAACACTATCAAATATGCCCCCATTGTTACAAATGTTTTTTCCGAATCAGTTACATCAAATTTGAACTGATTATCATAATATAGTTTTGTTCCAGACACCCACACCAACTTATCTGTAGCATACAATCCGTTTGGTGATGGTATGGTAGTCAAATAACCACGTTCAGGTCGTGGTGAAAGTAATGGATATGCATCTGTTGTTAAATTTTTCATATCATAGAATTGATTTTCTGCAATCCTAAGATTATGATTATATCCCTGAAATTCCTCTGTCATATCCCTGCTAGTGCTGACTGTTTTAGCAGAAGGTAATATCATTGCTACACCCCCATTACAAATTAGTAAATATATTGTTATTTACTGACATGTGGTTACGATTCCAATAGTTCACAAAATCCTGATAAGCAACATTAAACATTGCAGATGTATTGTTGTATCTTCCCCACTCTGCATTGTAATAATCAATCTGCGCCATAATGTAATGAATATACAGCTCAGAATATGGATCAGGCGCAATCAGTTCTGTTGAAAGTGGTGTACTGCTGTCATATCCATTGAATACAACCGTACTACTGTCACTATGTGTCAAAACGACCTCTTTATATATCTGTCCGTCTATATCTGACAACCAAGCTATAATGTCATTTGCATTATACTGATTTGGCTTTAATACATTTATTTTTGCAATTATGTTCTGTATATTCATACATTTACCTCATACAATAAAAGGGAGAAACGTTTACCGCCTTCCCCCTTTCAATTTCTTTCTTATAGTGCTTTATCTTTTTCCTCTGATTTTGAAACGATTTCTTCAATCCTTGCTGCTGTTTTATTGTCCTGCGCCTCGCTGTTTGCCAAAACTTCTGCAACATATTCCGGTACTTCTACTTCTACTCCACGCTGGATCTGAAAACTTTCTCCATTTACTGATACAAAAACATCATCTTTATAATTTGTGCTGTCCTTAAACAGCTTGATTTTTACCTTCTTTGGTTCTTTTACTGCCATATTCAACCTCTTTTCTTAATATTGGAAGGGCGGTAAATAAATCCACCCTTCCTCTAATTATCAGTTAGCTGCTGCAGTTGCAGAATATGCTGAGCATGATTCAATGCGGATCATGTACTGTTCTACAAGTCTTTTTGCAACAGATGTTGCTTTCCAGCCACAGGATGATCTCTGGTTAAGAGGATCATCACCGTATCCAAGCTGTTTCACGATGTGCTGAAGACCGCCACCTTCGATTTCTGTCAATCCATATGCATGTGCACCCAGAACGATTGTTCCAAAGACTGCAAGTCCTGCTGGACATGTTCCATCTTTCCAAATTTTGGATTCAGTCGATTTTACAAATCGCACATTTCCAACCTTTCCGATCTCTCCTGCATAAATATTGTCAGGTGAAGCGTATTTATGAACATCAATCCATTCATCTGATGTCATAAGATCGTATGCTGCATACGGATGAATAACCGCTACAAATGAATCATCGATTGTGTCTGCGTTCATGCCCTCAAGCTGTGCTGCTGCTTTAAAGAACAGATCTGGCTTCAGAGTACATGTTGCATCCAGTGTTGCTCTGGAAGAAATTACAGTTCCATCACCTTTTGGTGCATAAATTACGTTTGTACCGCCTGCCAACACATCACGGATGACTGTATCAAGTGTTCTTCCTGCCTGTCCACCAAGCAATTTGGTTGCCTGGACTACATTGTTATCGATTGCTGACATTTCAAGAATGTCCGATAACTGAATGAAGTCACCATACTGTGCAACTGTTGCAGTCAGAGTTGTAACATTCAAGCTGTTACCAGCCGGTGTTACCCCCTCAGTAATTGGTGTGGTGGCTTTTGCCAGCGAATCATATTTTCTAAATTCAATGGTTTTACCGCCATTTTTTGGTATAGGATACTTGTCACCGAACTGACTGTGAACCAGTTTTGGTTCAGCAAGATCAATCAGTCGTTTCTCATAGTAGGTCTTCATTTCAGCCGAAAGACCTTCAAGTACTGTTGTCTGTGTTGCAAATAACTGAAGGTTAATCAGTATTTTTTTAATCAAATTCATATAGGTTCTCCCTTCTTATTTGGGAGAGCGTCAAAAGACTATCTTCTCCCCACGCATTACCCTGCGCTCTATTTCTTCCCTGTCCTTTTTGGTCAGAGAATTAACATCTGTTTTCATGGTTACTGCCTGCTGTGACATTCCATTCTCAGCCGGTCTGCTTGCTTTATTCTGAATGCTGTTTGCAAGCTTTTCTTTCACAGTCTGTGCTGTGTGGTACATTGCTCCACCTATGATTTCATCTTTATGTATTACCTCATAAGCTGTTTTCACATCGATACCGCTTTTAAGTAATCCTGTAAACTGATCATTTTGTGATTCGGTAGCAAAATCAAAGCTTGGATAGATTTCCTTTAAGCTGTCAGACTCTTTCATCCACCCTGCATAAATATTGTTTGCACTGGTCCGCATTTCAATATCTTTTTGTGCCCTTGTCAGCTCTGCATTTTCTCTTTCAAGCCTTCTCATTTGCTTTAACTGGGTTACAGAAATACCAAGCTTGTCTGCTTCTTCAGAATAAAATGCATCGTCTTCCTGCACTGCCTTTGCAAGCTTTTCTAAGTCTGTTGCTTCCACACCATACTTTTGAGCAAGAATATCGAGTACCGGTTGCACCATTTTGACCTGTGATTCCAGATTCTTTGTTTCCTTGAATCTTTTATCAATGATCTCCTGTGTACGCTTTGAAAACTCATCTTTGTATTCATTCTTAATAAGATTTTCAAATGCAGTACTATGATCTGCAGTCTCTTTCGTATCAACGAATGTTTCTGGTGTCTTTTCCTGTGCATTGTCGTCCTGCACTGTTGTTTCCTCTTCCTGTTTGCCATATACGACACTGGCAAGTGGATTCTCTTTTCGACCTTTTTGCGGTTTGGCGGCTACCGCATCGTTACTTTCGCCCATTCCTTCTGTTGTGTTTGTAGTGGCTCCGGTTGCTGTGCCGGCTGTTCCTGCTCCATCCCCACCTTCTCCAAATAACTGAAGGTTAATCAATAATTTCTTCTTCATTTCATCGTTCCTTTCCGAAGTGTCAGGGATTTATATCCCACTAAGAAAATAATAATAAATTTTAAAATTTATTTCCCCCCTATTACCCTTACATATTCTCCATATTGGTTTTCAATTAATGAATAACCATTCTCTATGGTATCAATAACACTTTGGACATTATTATCAGAGTATCTAAATTCTATCTGCACATTTCCTTCTTTAATATTTGTATAGAACATATAAATTTTTCCCTGCTCTTCTAAATTCTGTAATGTTTGAATAAATGTATATGACAATATGGAAACAGCTGAACATACAATGTCTATCCCTGGATCTGCATAACCTGCATGTCCATTAATATCCATCATGTAATGACCAGTTTCTCTTTTAATATTTACGATTGTCATTTAATCCCTCTCATTTGGGTGTTGCTGATCTATTGGCTGAATCAGCTGCTTTTTCTGTTCCTGTTTTATTGTTCTGTTTTAATGCTTCAGTTGCCTGTGGCATAGGCATAGCACCTGGTCCCGAAACTTGCGAAGATATTTGTGTACCATTTTGCATATCTATAATCTGTGCCATTTGTGCCAATTGCTGTTGCATCATCATTAATTGCTGGTACAAGGTTCCATTCTCTGATATTTTCTGTAATATCTTTTCTTTTCCGTCAAAATCCATCATTTCAAGACACGCAATCGTCTGATCTGCCATTTGTGGATTAAAGAACCCTAGTCCATAGAACTGTAATGCAAGTTCATTCTGTGCCATTTTGCTGTATGTTGACTTCTTTGCTGCCACTACTTCAATGTCAAAAACTGGTAAACGTGAGCCTAAATCAATTCCAAATGCTGTGCCTTGGTTAACAGGTGCTATTGCACTATTGTCAAATGTACTGTAATTGTATTCAGGAGTTTCCCCTGAGATTCTAAATGTACGTGGTTCATCATAGAACTGCCGCATTAATTCAAGAACAAAATAGCACTCCTGACTAAATGCCCTGTATGCGCTCTTTAACATGTCACGTGATAATTTGGATCCTGCTTCCTGTAATGCTGCTATTGCGCTTGCTGCTGTAACTCCAGATGTGGTAGATCCTTGCGAAAAATCTCTGTTCCCGGATGTCTCTTTTAGTTCATCAATTTTATTGGTTAGTACATTAACAAATATCGAATCTAATTTAGGTGCATCTATCTTTCTGAGCGAATCCTCTCCTAAATTACCTGTTACATGTACTATGTTCTTTGAGTAATCGGCAAATTCTTTTTCGTTAATTCCACCATCATCACGCATGAAATAGCGTTGTTTTGATCCAGACATGGATGTTTCCAAAATGGAAGAACCCAGCTTATCAATATACATCTGGCAGTCTTTCATGATATCTATGTACCCAAAGCCACAAGGACTGCCTTCTGATACAAACAGAGTGTCAAATACAAACGGATATTTCCCATGATCATAAAATCCTCTGTCTGAATAGTTACTGTCGTTTTCAGATGCATATAGGACAGATTCATTCACATATTTACAGTAATGAAGTACTTCTCCCTTTTTGTAATACCAGTCAATAACAAGTGCTTTATCTGTGGTATCAACGGTATCATCATATACATATTTCGTAGTCTCAATGGAAGGACTACCACCTTCAATATCAATATCATATGTTGCATTAATGACCTTTTTATCAATCAGTTCAACATGAAAGAAGTTCTGTGAATCTTGAATATCTGATATACCTGGTTCCCAGAATAAATTTAATAGATCACATTTTTTTACTTCGATATCTCCAATGCCATTATTCTTCCTACTATTCCAGAAGATACCTTTTACTCCGGTGCCATTCTTTAATTTGTACCACCACACATCAGAATATACCTGCTCATATTGATTTTGTTCTAATATAACAGGCACAATCGAGCTTAACTGTTTAGCAGCCTCTTCATCGTCTCTTGCACGTGGTAATATGCATGGTTCTGGGTACGAATCCATTGCATCTGCATGTTTGTTAGCTATTGAATTGAATAGCCATGCTGATGCAGGTTCTACTGCCCTAGTACTTTCCCTAAACAGCTCCCAGTGCCTTAACTTCCACCATTGCTCATTTGCAATGATACGTTTTTCAAGATTTTCTTTTCCAGTTTTGTACTTTTTAAGTGTTTCAGTAGCTTTGTGAATTTCATTTACACCAATTACACCTTTTGAAGTCTTTTGTGGTTCATTTTCTTTATAAATATCCAGCATCTGTTTCTGCTGATCAGTTAACACCGCCTGTTCTGACTGAGACTCTTCTGCTGGTGTTTTTATTATGATTTTCTTCTCATCTGTCTTTCCTGCCATCGTTACCCTCTCATTCCAAAGAATAAATAATCATTTTTAGTTTCTGTATGTAAATCAAGTGGGTCATCCATACGTTTCTTCGTTCGTTTGTTTGCTCTAGGCGAAATTGGATGCTCCATAAGCAAATACCTGCACTCATCATAGATATGCTCTTCCATGTCAGTGTTAATGTCTTCTACATGTTTATCATCATATACAAGGATTGGTATTGTTCTGATGAAGTGTTTGCATGTATTGAATACCTGAAACATGCACTCACCACCTTCGTCAAATGCGAATCTATAATGGAACTGCATTTTGCCTGGTATTCGTGTATTATCTCCACCATCCCAATAAATGAAATTTGGAGATCTTGACATCATACGTGCTACTGACTCTCCCCTTGATTCATCAAATATAGATGGATCTGCAACCCCACGGATTTGTTTCCCTTTTAGCATAGGGTCATCATTTTCTATTCTTTTTATTTCAGCTGCTATTTGTACCGGATCCATCTTCACACCAACATTAGGTGTTCCAGTGCATCCGTAGTATTCTTTAATTCTGTATACCTTACCGTTCTCATCAATAGCGTACCATCCAACTGAGAAAGGTTTAGAATAGCCAAAATCAAACGATCTCATAATCTTCCAGTGTGCAGGTATCTTGAATGGATTAATTACATGTGTCAGCTTATGATCATCGTAATGTTCAGGATCATTTACCCACTCTGTAAACACCTGACCGTCAAACGAATCCCATGATCCGTATAACAATGCGTTCTTTTCTGCTTCAGGCATCATTGCAAGATTGGCCAGATAATTAGGATCATTTTCCAGTAACTTTTTATTATCAAAAACAGTTGAAGGTACAAAAATCCTTTTCCTCTTCATTGTGATTATTTTGCCTTCTGGGGTTGCGACATTGTAATCGTCAATGATTGGTGTTAATGGCGGAACTGGTGTTATAAATCTATCTTTTACCCATCCATGCCCTATCCCGCCTGGATTTGTTGTTGCTCTGATATAAACTCTTGTACCGGGACCAGAAGGGCGGTTTCGTGAAAACATATATGAGTATTCATCCCATGTAAAATGCGTTAATTCATCGAATGCTATAAAATCATATCTTTTTCCCTGATAATTGATACGGTCTTTCGTATGCTGCATAGATCCAAAATATATCTTTGCCCCTGATGGAAATCTCCAGCAATGTTTTGAGTCGTTATATCTTGCCCTTGGATAGCTCAATTTATAGATATCCCTGCTCCTGTCAATTAGTTCCGAAAGCTGTGGGTACGTTTTTCTTAATATCAGTGCTCTATAATTTTTTAAATGAACTTGTCTTAATGCCTCTGCAAGCAATGCATCTGATTTTCCACCACCAGCTGCACCACCGTAAAGACATTCATATGCACCTTGGCTTTGAAATATAGCCTGTCTTGGCTGTGGTTCCCATATTACTTTGCTCATATCATCACCTATTCATCTGGTGTGACTTCTGGCAGCAGTACAATACCGGTTTCTTCATCATCGCCATCATCACCACTTTTAGCTTGCTCAAGTTTTAACCTCTCAACTGCAATATCCATTGCTGTTTTTTCAGCCATTGTCGGTATGTCATAAATGTTCCTGATCACTGCAGTAAGATCCTTCATTGAGCTGGTAAGGTCTCGTATTGCTTTGGTATCGACCTTTTTATATATGCGTTCTTCAACATCCCATTTTTCAGTAAATTCAAGTTCGCCTGTGGTTGTATTAATTTCTTTCCCTTTAGTCCGGGTTTGTACCAAATGTCGATTAAACTGTTTTGAGTCTTTTACCACTTCCTCAATTACTTTTGACATCTTGTCTGCTGACTTCATAAGGCTGAAAAGCTTGCTCGCCTGCATGTTAGCAGCTTTTGCTATCGTTTTTGATACTACTTTATTGCGATACTCTCTCCTAGCTTCAGTCCAGTTCTCTTTTGCTGCCATTTGTGACAATGTACTATATGATATCCCGTACTTTGCAGCTATTTTTCTGTAGGATATATCAGTAGTAGCATATTCTGTTTTTAAATCATCGTATTCGCTCTGTGTCATATTCCACCACCTTCTGATGTAATTTTACAGAGATTATATTTTTATTTCCCCCCTACTTTATCGCACAAAAAAAGAGCACCCAGGTATTACTACTGGCCGCTCTATCACTTATACATATTATATTACATGGTACTATGGTTCTTTATTTTATCTCACAAATACTAAATTCAATTTTCCCACATGCTGGACATACATGAATACTCTTACACGGTATTTCATGAAGTGTATCATCTTTTCTGTTCTTATCCCTAAATACTTCAAATTTCATATCAGCATGATATGATTCCATATCAACAGTGCATCTATCACAAATCATTTGATCTACTCCTTTCATAAATTTGTTTGTAAAATAATTATATCATTCTAAAAACGAATAAACACGAACTAATATACAAATCTTTGTACACTTTTATTTAATATGACGAACATCTTGAATGAACAGCCGATATATGTTCCTGCGATACCGCTGCATAAAATTTTATCGTTGTAGATGCATCCTTATGCCCAAGCATTACTGATATATCTTCTATGGCAGCACCATGATTGCGAAGATCCGTTGCACTTGTCTTTCTTAGCAAGTGTGGGTATATACTTCTTCCAATTTCAGCACGCTTTTTAATGCTTTTTAATATATCCCTCATTGTTCCAGCTGTAACACCATGTTTTATGCCTCTTTCTGTAACAAATAGTGCATCTGAATCATCATTCCTGCTATCAAGATACTTTTTGATATGATATCTTGCCGCATCACCCAGGCAAGCATATCTATATGCACTGCCCTTACTTCCGTAAAGTAAAACATTTTTATTCACTTGCATGTCCAGATCAGATATCTTTACTCTCTCTGCTTCTCCTACTCTGCATGCTGTTGACAGTAAAAATTCTACTAAGTCTCTTTCCCTAAGTGTTTTACAATAATCACGTAACTGCTCAACCTCTATACCAACCAAATGATCAATTGGCTTCTGTATTTCTTTGAATGGTTCAACATTTTCACATGGATTTATTGTAATAAGGTTAGCCTTTCGCATCCATTTGAAACAAGCAGATAGATACCTGCGCTCATTATTCAAAGACTTGTTACTGTTTGATTTATTTTTTCCGGCAGCAAATTTAGAAAGATATACTTCAATATCCATTGAATTTACTCTATCGAAACTTTTATTAATAAAATCACAGAAAGACTTGATACATCTTTCATACTGGTATACCGTCTTTGGAGATAGTTTTTTATTCATTTTAAATAGCATCATCTGGATAAAATATTCATTTGTATCAGTCCCGGTAGATAAACCAGTTTCCATTTCTGTCACATCGACATTATATAGTTCATTCTGTAGGACGGACTCCAGCATGATCATTTGGTCTTTATCTATGAGCATATTCATTTTGAACAAAATATTATTGATTAGTTTCTCTTTTGTCATGCTGGCTCCTGTCTTTCCTGGATACTGTTATTATGAAATATCCATATTAATTGTTGTCTTTGTTTTGATTTTATCTACCTGCAATAAAATCAACTTCGTCAATATATCTTTTAGTTCCGATCATTACAATTTCTCTTTTTCTTACGTCTTTTGATTTAATATGCTGTTCTTCTATACGAACAGGCCTTTGATCTCTTTCACGATCATTTATAATATTCCTAACCGTCTGAACCGTATAACCAATATGATTTGCTATTTCATTTATGTCTTTGCCTTCCAGATACATCTTGTATGCAAGTTCTCTGTTTTCAGCTTGCTTCTGTCTGCATTCTCCTGCCATATTCTTCAACCTCACTAAGCTCTTTATCATTTAACCCATAGTACATTGCAACTTCTTTTGATGCAGCTAACTCTTCCGCTTCTTCAAACCTTATTCTTTGACAGGCTGCAACTCTTTCTAAATAGTCTATATACTCACTTACCGCTTCTCTCATTTCATTCCCTCATTAAATTTCAGTTTACCTTTCTGATTGACATATAGTAATTATGCTCATACATATTATTTTTAGTGTTGTTGATGTCAAATTTTATTTTTTTTTCTAATTCTGAAATATTAATATCTTCTATCATTGCAAGTGCCATCATAAAAGCATTTATTGCATCTTCTTCCTTTTCAAACGTACAACCCATGCTATTCGCTTCTACTTCATACATATATTTTTACCCCCACCCACGTTAAATTTTAATTTAGTTGTCACAACTGCATTCTTTTATTTTATTGATCAACTGCTGTATCTCTGGATTATCCAAATTTACTTTTCCATTTTCATCATATACATCAAACCATTCTCCACAGTAATCAAAGGTACTCTGCCTGATTTCTAAAATCTTTTTTAACGTCTTACACTGATATACTTTCATTCCTTGGTACTTAACTTCAATTCCTTTAAATTCTCCGCGATAGAATCTTGAAAAATCGTGATGCTTATATACTGCTCTATCTCCATCTTCACTTGCTATTTTCAAATACTTCATGTAATTCCCCTTCCTACTGCCATTTTTTGAATTTTTAATTTTATTTGTACTTTTCAAACTCAGCTTTATTGCAAATTATCAATCCACCAATATATTTTTCTGGATTTTCCAACAGACCTAAAACAATCTCATTTGGAATTGCAATTGTTACTTCTCCCCATCCATCTTTTCCAGATCGTGCTCTCTTTATATTGCTTAACGGACTAAGTTTTAACTCCTTGTTGTTATCGAGTGACATTTTTTCCATGATACCGAAAGTTCCCATATATCCCCTTCCTGAACTTTGTTCTATGCCACTATTAATAACCCAATATTAATAGTGACATGACTGCTGCCATTTTTATCATTTCTGTTTTCTTTTCAGTCTCTTTGTTATTATGTTCATTCTGGCAATTGTCAATCCAATTTCTGTATGTTCAGGATTGCTGAATCTTAATCCACGTCTGACCAATTCCATATGCTCAGTATTGGTTATAAGCATCAAGTTATCAGGTGAAAGATTATCTTTGTTGCAATCCTTAAAACTGACCATCATACCGGCTGGAATATCTCCGAAGTTTTGTTTCCAAACAAGTTTATGTGTGAAAATCCAAACATCCGGTTCTGCTATTTTTGTTTTGTGGTATCCATGATCATCAATTATTTCTGTTCCAACCTTGACCGCATTATGTGGTCTGTGACCTGACTTAAACCATCCTTTTTCACTGCCTGGTATTCTCAATCCCTTTTTACCTTTTGTTGGTGAAATATGACCTTTTTTAAATCTGCCATCTAACCCAGATCTTAAACCATGATTGCGATAATATCCTTTAATCTGCTCTTTCGTATAATTTCTTCCAAAAGTTCCTTTTAGCAAATCTGCCATTGCCTGATAACCGACCTGATTACAATTATTTTGGATAAAGATCGCAATTTCTTTTGGGAAGGTATCTGAATATACAGTTGTGTTTTGCCTTACACCTTTAAGACCTCGGTTTGATTTAAATGACTTCATGGAACTATCCGTGAAACTGGTACCGAACTTCTCATTCGTAACTTCTGCCAATTCACGAGCGCTATATTTGGTCACATTGTCACGAACAAAATCATTTACTTCCTGACTGTATCTCTTTCCCATATTTTACCTCCAGCATTTCTGGAACAAGTTTTTCACGTTCATAACCATATGAATCCATATGAACCATTGCTTTAAGTTGTAACTCACCTGTTTTTATGATCTGCTCTGATACTTTCGCCATTGATTCTGCTCTCTTTATTTCTGCTTCAAGTCCATCCCCTGTCAGATCATCATCACTTAATTTTTCAAGCTGTGCAAAAAGATGATTATTTAAATCTCCTAATGTGTTTTTCATTTTACCTATCCTTTCAATACCAACCTTTGTCGACTAAAAATAATATTTCTTTATCAATTCGTTTCCAATCAATTAATTCTTCATAGTCAATTCCTTCCGCATCCAGATAATTAATTTTAATTCCTTTTGCTCCTGACCATGAACTATGTACTAAATTCTTCCCACCATCGTGTGGCATACCAAACCCACCTTCTCCGTACTCTTTTTTTAGAAAAGAAATCCGTTCTTCTGTTTTGTGAGATTGCTTGAAATAATTTCTTACTCTATCCATGCCACCAACAAATCCAGTTCCATGTGATATTAAATCCCAAACGTAATTGTAATAATTTGGGTTCTGTACCCACTCTTTTTTTTGTTTGTCAAACACCTCATATCTGGCCATCGAATATTCACATCTGTGTTCACATTTTTCAATGCAACTGCCACAGCATTTATCAGTAACACTATCCGTTCCACAATGGCAATCACATTCTTTCAATGTTGCAGCACAAGTTTTCTTTAAGAATTTAGGTTTATTTAAATGAGCCGAAGGATTGCATCTACATCCACACATTTCTTTACAGGTAAGGCAACAATCGAATATACAGTTCTCGCCACACGATAAAGCTACCTGCTTTGCGTTGGCATGATTACACTGGAAAGATTTATCTATCTTGCAAGTTACCTGGTGATTTATAAAATCAAACAAATTCATTTGTCCTTCGCAAATATAGTCAAATGCTTTCACTTTATCCCCCTTTAAATTCCGATTTAATCATCTAATTCCGAAAAACATTCCGGTTCTTCCAGATAATATGGTTTACGGTTAAATGCTTCTTTTGCTTTCTGACTATTGCTTACCTGCATGCTCCCTAATCGCCTGTCATTATTTGACTTCTTAAGGTGATCTTTTTGAGTGCTATCCATTTCTTTTCTCATAACTCAACCTCTGATTTATTTGCTTTCCTCTATTTTTGATATTTTTTATCGAGCATGCATGAAACAGGGCATTTATTTGGATATGAAAAACAGTTATCTTCCTGATATGACTCTTTTTCATGCTTACTCTTAAACCTGACCACATTTTCAGTACCTTCTATGATTCCTTCACAGGTGATGGAATATTCGGCTTCACGTTCGTAATATGGACATTTTGTTTCGACTATTCCCTTTCCCCAGAAATTCATGTTCCACCACCTTAGTTAGACATCAATTCTTTTTCCAGTGCTTCAAAATCATAATCATTTTGCTGTATATTATTAAATCCAGGTCTCTTTTTACCAGGCAGTTGGTTTTTATAACTTTCAAATTTTGTACCAAACAAAGTGCTGGGTCTGATATACACCGCCATTTCAGTGTCTTTCCATTCATCAACCTTTTTATCAATCACTGACTTAAAATCATCAAGTGTGAATCCATCATTGCATCTGGCAGTAACAAGTGCCTTAGTTGTTGCCGAAGTAACTCTAAAAGAGGTACCTGCTTTGTCGTTCAAATATTCAATCACCTCTTGAACCGGACATAATATATCTTTATTCTTTTTATTCTTTACTTCTTTCTTTTCTTCTATTGTTGTTAATAGGTTGTTAATAGGTTGTGACTTGCCTGTGCTCTGACTGTGTTCTTGCGTGTTATCTGTTTGATAGACATTGTAATTATTTACCGTAAATACGCTGAATTTACTGTGTGATTTGACTGTGACCTCGTGTGTGCTTTTTAGATGCGAAATTGCAGTGCGAATTTCGTTAATTGTAAGTCTTGTCTCATCCGCAAGGTTTGAATAAGAAGAAACAAATGATCCTCTCGGAATTAAAATTCCCCTGAATTTTGCATCCTTCCAATTAGCCTTTAACAGAAAATGAATAAACAGTCTGCATGTATTCACATCTAAGTACCATTCCCAGTCAACTATCTTCCGATCAAGTTTTATATAGTCTCCCATGCATCAGCCACCACCCTTAATTAAATGGAAGTTCTTCATCAACACCATCCGGAATATTCATAAAGCCATCACCAATGCTTCCAGACGGATGATCAGATTCCGGTTCATCGTTACCTTTTTTGCTTTCAGCAAATTCCTGATCTTCAATTACAACATCCGTGGTGTACACTTTCACACCTTCTTTATTGGTATAACTGCCTGTCTGAATTCTTCCAGTGATTGCTACCTTAGTTCCCTTACGGAAATATTTCTCTGCAAATTCTCCAGCTTTGCCAAATGCTACACAACCAATAAAGTCAGCTGTTGCTTCATCACTATTACGATTAAATCTACGATCAACTGCGATTGTATATCTTGCAATTGCCATTGCATTGTCACCCTGTGAATATCTAACCTCTGGATCCTTTGTCAACCGACCCATTAAAATAACTTTATTCATAAACTATTCCTTTCTTGTATGTTACGGATTCTATGTTCCACCCTGGATATAAGCTTTTTAAATAGCTTTCTGCGTATCTTCTGTATAAATCACCTTTTGTACCGTTATCCATCAAATTATGATGATACCTGCATGCCCTAACACCATTCTCTTTGGCTCCAAGACCGCCTTGCGACTTATTAACAACATGTGCTGTATCAAATATTCCATTATCATATGGAGCAGGTCCAAAATACCTACAGAAGATGCAGTCTACATCCCTTTCATGTATTTCAAGTACAGTTTTAGAATCAAATTGCAGATCCTTTGTTCTTTTGTGCATTCAGGTTCCTCTCATACAGCTGTTTCATTTTCTCGATACTATCCGGGGTTTCTGTATCAATTCCAAGTTCTTTTGCTTCCTGCACCGTACAGTCAATTAAAATGCTCATTTCCTTGCTATCATAGGTATGGCTGCCACGGTACACTTTATAAAAGTTGATTTCCTTGCCATTCTGTATTTCAACCCCACATGGTATGGTGTGAAGTGTTTCAAGTTCCAACATCTGATCCACAGGTATATTGGTCTTTATAACAGCTATCTCTTCATCAGCAATAAATTCAGGCTGACCATATCTGCTGATCAGTATATTTTTACATCTTGCCTTTGATATTTTCATTTCATCAGCTATCTTTCCATTCAGAACATGAAAATATGCATTTGCATCAAGTGATCTCTTCTTTTTGAATTTACGGACAATGATATCCATCAGATCAATTTCTTTCAGCTTTTCATATGATCTGATGAATTCATTCCCTTCGTTGATTGAAAAGGTCACATGTAGCTTCCCGGTTACTATATCTCTGCTGATTCCAATAAGCTTACCTGTGTAGTCCATTGATTAACCTCTGTCTTTAGTTTTCTTAAATGCAGTTACTAGCTTCAAGAAAATTTCCTCTGTGATATCTTCAAAACACTCTACTTTGTACCTTTGAAGTATCTGAGCTTCTGTTACACCTGTACGTTCCAATTCGCCTTTAATGATATTTATTTTGATCTCATTGATCTTCTGATCTTTGATCTTCTCAAAATCAATACCCTCTGGCTCAGTGGCTGAATCCTGTGGGTTTTCCTGCTGCTTTTCTTCCGTCTGTGCAGATTTATTACCCTGTTGCTGTTTAGGCTTCACATTGTCAGGTACCGTTGCATCTGGATCTTCCATTTCCTCAGTAGGAATACAGAATACCTGGAAGCACGCATACTTAAATGCTATACTCATTGCCTTATTAATGGACTTATCTCCACTGTCAAATGCTTCACCCATAACAGTAGCCACTACACTGGATCCATCTTCTGCAAAGAACTCAAAATCAATTGTAAGCATACTTGTGATGAGAGTACCGCCATTTTTTGTGGTACGTTCTTCACGTCTGATTTCTGTCACATGTGGAATGATAAATATTCCATGTTTTGACATTGCAGGGTTCAAAGCATTCATGACATCATCAATGCCACGATACAGATATTTGTCACCCTGCTGTGTTCTTTTTGACTTTGTTACTGCCCCAACGTCAGCCATGACTTCACTGATTGCCTTATAGATCATTTTATTTTCCATTGCTTTCAGCTCCTTTTGTATTCAACACCAATACTGTTTAAATAGATTTCTACCTGCTCCAATTCCTCATTTGTAGCAAATACAGTAAATACAGCCTTTACCATATCAACAGCCTCAAATGCCGCTTCCAGATCATCATCTACAGGTCTTTCATGTACTGATAGTAATTCGACCTCTGCGGCTCTTTTACCTTCTTCTCTGGCCTGCTCGATCTGTTCCAGTCTTTCTTCTTCAGCTGCATGTTCGGCTGCCATTTTAAGACGTTCTTCCTGTTTGGCTTTTTCTATTTCTTCAAGACGTTTACGTTCTTCCTCTTCCTTCTGGCGAAGTTTTTCTTTTTCAAGGATTTCTGCTTTTTGCTTTTCATAGTTGTTAATAAATGCGATTGCATTTGTAATGGACAGATCATTTTTAAACTGTTCAAGTGCTTTATCAACTACTTCTGAATTCATGGCAGATATTGTAGCCACAGCCTGTGTTGTTGACGTAATAACCTGCTCCAGATCTTCCTTAACCGCCTTCATGGTAAATGTGGCATTTTCCCATTTCAGGTTATAGATTTTCTCAAGCGGAAGATATTCTTTCATATCTCCAATCACATCTTCATATAGTTTGAAAATTTTATCTTTCTTTTCAGCCTTCTGTCGTTCTTCAAATCCTTTTACCTGATCATCAATAAAAAAAATAGGTTCATCATACATCTTGATCAGCTCTTTTGCTTTTGATTCAAATTCGTCAAATGGCTTCATCCATTCTTTTTTTGCGGTGATTCTACGTCCATCAAGTTCCTTCTGCTCTTTTCTAAGCTCTGCGACAATTGTTTTTGCCATTTTTATGGAATCATCAGTAAATACTGCTCCATGATACTCTTTTAATATTTCCTGCAAGTGTGCCTTTACTTCTTCATAATTAAACTTGATACTCTCCGGGACCTGCTCCACTGTGATAATTGCGTTTACTTCATTCATGCCAATACTCCTTATATTTGAATTTTTAATTGTTTGTGTTATAATATGACTGAGATTTTTTGTTGTGAGCTGCTTTGGTACCCTTAATACCTGGCAGCTCTATTCATTTTCACTCATCCTGGTCTTCCTTCCACTCTTTGTAATATGGAAGCATCGATATAAACCCACCTACCAGCATGACAGTTCCTGATATTGGCAATGCATCCAGTAAGCATCCACCAACACACGCTACGCACAGTCCAAAGACTGCTAATACATAATTACTATTCATAGGTTCATTTCCCTCATATGATTGATGCTTTTTCAGTTTCATTGAATTTAAGCATTTCATTCATTCTCCACATTTCATCTACCGTAAATTTCCCCGGATCTTTCATTTTGTATTGAAATGTTCTTTTATCAATATTTAGCTTATCTGCTACATCCTGATCCCCTTTGCCTTCAAGGATCATCTTATGTCTGATACATGCTTCTGCTTTTCTTCGCTGCATAACACATTCGAAAGGTTTTACCTTTGGCATCATTACACCCCCTTATATGCCTGCAAACAGTAATCGAAATGTTTCTCTTCCCCTTGGTGTAACAAGTGTCTGATTACCGGTCCATGCAGTTTTTGTGTTAATAGCTTCTTTTAATTCAAACAGTCCATTATTCTTTGCTGAATACGGTAATAACTTTCCTTTGTTATCCCGATACAGATATTTGTTTGTTAGCAGATAACCGATGAAATCCTTTTCTTTGATACACAATTCCTTTGCTGTATCCCTGAGGTTCGTTAACAGATTGCGGTCAACCAATTCATCAAAGTAGTCAGCTTTTGGTTTCATAACTAAGTTGTCAACTGTCAGTGCAGACTTTTCAATTTCCAATTGTCTTGATTTTTCTTTCTCTGCTTTCAATGCAGATGCTACCCTGATCAGCAGATCTGGATTATCAAGAAGTTCATCCGCTGCATACATTCCATGCTTCCGTAATGAAGGAAGAACTTCTGATGTCACCCAGCGTTTGAACTGTTTTGCGGTTCCTAACTTACTTTTGAGTATCAGTGAATAAACACCAGACTCATTGATCACATACATTTGTCTCTTCTGACCTGAGTCGGTGAAACACCTTGTCAGCTTATCTTCTTCGTCTACATGTCTTTGAATCGCATCTGATGTGTCAGCATATCCAAGTGCTGCTGCAACATCTTTTCCCACAAAAAATGGTTCATTGTTGATCTGAGTGGTTCTTACCGATCCAAACTCTTCATTTCTAAAAATTTGTAATTCGTTCAATTGTTCTCCTTTCCAGTTTCTTCTGATGCAAATAAGTAATCCAATTCTAATTTGGGGAAAAATTTATCCCTAATTTTAATGCACTCAATATATAGCCATTCACTCTCTCCGTTAAATCTTGAATGAATTGTTCTATATGACACATCAATACATTCTGCAATTTCACTCCTGGATACACCTATTCTTTTCATCTCTGCTTCTAAATTATTGCATTTGATTGCAACCAATATATCACTTCCTCTCTTTTAATTGCGGTACATTGCAATTCATATGTATATAATATTGCGGTATATTGCAATTGTCAATAGTTTTTTGCAATATTTTGCAATTTTATATTTACATTTTGCAAATTGCGGAGTATTCTATACATAAATCCAGTTGAAAAGGAGTGAATAATATGGAAAGAGCAAAATACCTTCGTGCCCTAATGGAAAAAAAAGGATATAAAGTTGCTGATATTGCAAAAATATCAAACTTGCCCTATTCAACCGTCAAATACATATTAGAGAATGGCATTGAAAAAGCTTCATATATTAATGTACAAAAAATTTGTAAAGCTCTTGGAATTACTCCTGATGAATTAGAGGCAATGACATTCGAACCCATCACAATTGCTGCTCATCTTGATACAGATGAACTTACTCAGGACGAATTGGATGATGTAGCACAATATATTGAATTCATTAAGAACAAGAGAAAATAACTTATTTCATAATATTGAGGGTGTTAATAATGGAATTTGAAGAACTGCTGATGGAAGCAGAAACCGATGGACTAGATGTAGTCGAGCACTATCATTTCAAAAGTGATTTAAAGGGATTGTATGTAGATGGAAATATTGCTTTATCAGATAACTTAAAGTCATATACAGAACGTGCATGTATCCTAGCTGAAGAGATCGGACATTACCATACTACCTACGGAAACATTACTAATCAGAAGGATCAAAAGAATAAAAAACAAGAATTACGTGCCAGATCATGGGCATATGAACGAATGGTGAATTTAGATGGACTTATCTCTGCGTATAAAGCAGGATGCAAGTCCATAGATGAGATAGCAGAACATCTGGATGTGACAGAAGCCTTTGCTGTTGAAACAATAGCTCACTACCGTAAAAAGTATGGAATATACGTTCAACATGATAAATTTATTATTTTTTTTGAACCATGTTTGGGTATTCTTAAACTTGTATGATTTTTATTAATGCACATATATGAATGGGGGATTTATTTATGGAATTAATGATAGTGGGGGTAGTTTTAATTCTTTTACAAGTGTGTAGTTATATGGGAAACTTTCTTAATACAGGTTCTATTGCTGGTGGTTTCAGTATATTGAACTTTAGAATGGGAGACTCATTTGGACAGTTACTATATGATATTGTATTTACTTTATCAGCTAATTTATTCATCATTATAGGTGTGGTGTTTGTTATAATTGGTTATAAAATGTATAAAAAGAAAATTGATAAGTCGGATGATCCTGATAACTCGAAAATTGCTTACGATTACAAAGTCTATGAACCTCATAAAAATGCAGCTGATAAACCAAAACTCCATAAAGGGGTAAAAGTATTTTTCTTTGTGCTGTTTATTTCAGGAATTGTAGGATACTCTTTATACACGAGTTATGTCATAAATGACTTATCTGAAACCATAATATTAAAAGATGAGAAAATTGTTGAATTAAGCAGTGAAATGAGAAGTATAAAATATGACCTGAATTGGTATAATTTCAATGTTGCTCTTACCACAGATACAGGTGAGTGCTATCATGAAATAGGTTGCCATTACATTGAAGATTCTACTGTAACAATTAATGCAGTAAATTATGCAGAATATTTAGGATATAGACCATGTAGTTACTGCAAACAATTTTTGAAGAATTAAAAAAGTTCCTGAACGAATTATTCAGAACCTAAAAAATTATAATAAAAAACCGCCTCCTGCGGGAACAGGAAACGGTTTTCGAGACACTTACCGGACGAGCCGATGCAATCTCTTAATTTTACAAAAATATTGTATCATTCGCCCGGTCAAATTGCAAGCACCGGGCATTTTTATGCCAAAAAATGAAAGGATGATACTATGGCAAGATCAAAGAAACTTCCATCAGGTCAGTGGAGAACATTAGTATATGACCGAACTGATACAATAACAATTGATGGCAAGGAAACCCGCCATCGCAAATATGAATCATTTACAGCTGATACAAAAAAAGAATCCGAATTCCTTGCGGCACAATTTGCCTTGAACAAAAAGAAATTAGATGTGCAAAATTGCCTAACATTTTCAGATGCGCTTGAGAACTATATTACATTAAGATCTGCTGTTCTCTCTCCTGCTACAATACGTGAATACAAACGTAAAAGTAAGCAACACTTTACTCAACTTAATAATCTTAAAATTGATGACATAACACTTGATGATGTCCAGAAATATATTAATTTTGAATCCACAAAGCTTTCTCCTAAATCAGTCAGAGATCTTCACGGTCTAATATCTGCTGTAATGAGAGTTTATAGACCTTCTTTTGCACTTAATACAGACAAACCAAAGAAGAAACGGACTAACCGTTATATTCCATCAGATGACGATGTAAAGAGGCTTATTGAAGCTGTTAAAGGCACCGAAATGGAATTACCTGTATTGCTTGCAGCTTTTGGTCCAATGCGTCGGGGAGAAATATCTGCACTTACCTCTAATAATATAAAAGGCAATGTTGTTCATGTTGTAAGTACGATGGTACAGGATGAACATAAAAACTGGGTTATTAAAATTCCAAAAAGTTATGCTGGGGATAGATTCATCGAATACCCCGATTTTGTTGCAGCATTATGGAAAGGAAAAAATGGAAAGATCGTATCTGTGCCACATCCAACGTTAATTACAAATAGATTTGGAAAGATCCTTAAACGTGCTGGTATTCCACACTTCCGTTTTCATGATCTACGACACTACTCCGCTTCTATTCTTCATGCACTCGGTGTCCCAGATGCTTATATCATGCAAAGGGGTGGTTGGGGAAATGATTCTGTGTTGAAAGATGTTTACAGACATACATTGGATGAAAAAACCGAAAGTTTTAATCAACAAATAAATAATTATTTTACTGATCTTAAAAATAACTGATTTTCGTGTTGCATTTCGTGTTGCATTTCGTGTTGCATTTTATCCAAAAACGCATTATTTTTCTTTTTATCAGATATTTCATAACATGAAAAAACCCAGTAAATACGCACTTCCACGTAAATACTGGGTTTTCTTCGTAATCGGAGTGACAAGATTCGAACTTGCGACCTCCACCTCCCTAAGATGGCGCTCTAGCCAAGCTGAGCCACACCCCGATAACTTATTTTGTGTGACAACATAAAATATAATAAAATAATAACCACCATTTGTCAATTCACAATTTACATATAAAACATGAAAAAACAGGATAACATCCCCCTGAATTATCAT